TTACGAATATATTAGAGGTGGTGATAACTTTACCTTTGCACAACTAAATGACAATTTAAAACAATATAACTTTGATAGAATTATTATTGCTGTAACTGTAATGGCATATAATATAGCACACTTAGATAAAATACACTTTTGGTTTGAAGAAAATAAAAAAGAAAATTGGGAGATTTATTTTAATAACGTTGTTGCCACTCCTGCATATTTAAATCCAAGAGTATTGCCTAATAAAATATTTGATAAGATTGACTTTCGATTACCTAATATAAATTACACAAATAACGGAAGTAATTTATTAGATACGTTTGTTAATTATACTAAGGACTTAGATAAAATGAGAAATACAAATGTATTAGAATATTGTCCAGAACTTAAAGATCTGTTTGAATAGGATCAAGTGCAATATAATGAATATTTAAAGTCTTAGGACTATTAATTACCCATTGAACAAACTTACCAGCTTCTACTAAACTAATTTTTTTTCTACCGTCTTGTCTATTTTGTTGGCTTTTAGAATTAAGTTGACCAAATGCAATATTAGAAATTCTTATTCTACTTCCATTCCAACAAACATTTCTACAAAGACTTTTACTTAGATCATCTAGTTCAGTTTTATTTTTTATGTATTTTTCTGGGCTGGGACCATCACCCCAGTAACTACTTGTACTACTAATGTTTATAATATGGCCTTGCTCAAACTTATCATATACCGATTTAAGTAATCTAACTTGTTCTCCATTAGGTCCATATAAACTATTTACAAAAACATCAAAGTCTTTTACATAGTCAGCTACTTTTTCGTGGTCTCTAATGTCCCAACCATTATGTCTACCAATAAACTCAATATTATTTTTATTATATGCTTCGTATATACCTTGACATAATCCTTTATAATTAGGATTTCCTGTTATAAGTATTCTCATATTTCTTTCCTAACATATATATCACTTAAACAAGCACATATTTCTTTTCCGCAAGTAATAGTATTGGTTGGTAATTTATAACGTTCGATATTTCCAATAGGTCCGCCATATTGACAATCAGCCCTATACATATTCCCCCACATATCAACATTAATCATATCTATACCTGCCCAACATTTCCAACCTGAAAATTTATTTCTTCCAGTAGTAATTAAATCATTAGCATCAACTGGCTCATTGTCTAATAATAATTCTCCTCTATGTAAAAGATGAATATTAACAGGTCTAAAATACGGCCAATTCTTTATAATATCTAATTGCTTAGGTGTATAATCGCCTACTTCGTTAGAAATACTATCTATATTGCTTTTATCTAAAATAACTTTAGGCCATATTGCTAAGTTTGTTGTATTTTCATATAAGAACTTTGCAGTATCAACTAACTCATCAAATTCATCTTGAACCATCATTAAATTAAGTCCAACATTTTTTGTAGAATTTGCTACATTAACAATATGATTAAGATCTGCATACTTTGGATGATAACTAATAATCATTCCATCTGTATATTTGCCTATTTCTTTATAATACTCTACCGTTTGACTACCATTAGTAATAAAACTAAAAGTATGTCCTTGTTCTTTTACTAATTTTGCTAAATCAATAAAGTGTTTCCAGTACGTAGGTTCTCCACCGCTTAATCTATAACAAATTGATTTTCCTGGACGGGTAAAACCTTCAACAAATCTTTTAACAGTTTCCCAACGAGGCTGTCCCGTAGTACCACTATGAAGATGTTCTGGACAATAGTCACACTTATAATTACACTTGTTAGATAATGTCCAACTAACAAGGAACCAATTTTCTTTTTCAGGTGTAGCGTAAGTTAGTTTCATTAATTCATTGTATTCTTAATAATAATATCATGTGTTCTTTCATTTAACTTAACAGTTAGTATTAATGCATATAACCCATCACTAAAACTAAACACACTATGGTCTAATTGGAAGTTTATAAAATATAAAAAGCCCGGATCTGGATAAAAAGGTTTACCATCTAGCATATGAACAAAGTTTTCCGGTTTACAATTACCGAATACACATAACAATCTAAAATATTCTGGTCCAAGGCCTGGGAAATCTCTATGAGGTGGGAAAAATCCACCTTTATCAACTCTTAGTAAATGTACTCTACCAATGTCCGGAGCAAATTCATCTACTACTTTTTTTAAATCAGGTATAGCGTGATAAACATCAGTCGGCGTTGTGAAATTTTCTTCTTTCATATCAGCATTGTTATATTCTTGCATATATCCAAAGCTGTTTAAATGATAATTGTCCATTACGTCACCAGAATGGCTTGTAATAGGTAATCCCCATCTATTGTTTACAGTATCTTTAACAGCATTATAAGGACACCAGTTATTTTCAAATTGTTTAAGTTGATGAATTACCTCATATCCGTTTATGTTAAATTTTAGTTTTGCTGTTTGACCTAAATTACATAAACTACTATATAAGTGAGCCCGTGCAATGCATGAACCTCGTGTTCTATTTTTATCCATCTATAAATTCTCCAATTTCTTTAAATGTTTCCTTATAATTTGTTCCTCTTCTTTTGTCGGATACGTCTAAATATTCGCGAAGTGAAGGTAGCTTATGGCTCCAGTCGTCTTCCATCATATATTTAATAAGTCCATGCCATCTGTTCCTTCCAAATGGATTGTTATTAAAGTCTAAATTAAACTTTTGCTTATCTATAAAATTTTCTAATTTAGTTTTAACCCATTCTTTTGCTGGTTTTGGTAAAACTTTTACATTTAGGTAACTTGGAAGATAAACTAAATGTGTTCCTATAACGCCGCCACCAAACGGTGCTGGATTAACTTTATTAAATCCTTGATCCATCTTCCATTCAGCAAGTTCGTCAATATAAGGAATATTTAATAATTGTACTGCACAAGCAATATTAATTACTGTATTATTATTTGTATTAAGATCTAATCTTTTTAAATTTGATTCTACATCTTTCCACTTACTAGGATAACGTATATAGTCATTACGTTTATCATAAGCATCAATACTAAAATTAAATCGTACTTCTTTAAAATGGTTCCAAAGTGTAAATAATTTATCAGGCAATTCAAGTCCGTTTGAGTTATATCGTAAAGCACAATTTTTTGCAAGGCCTTCTTCGACCATAAACTCTAGTATATTATAGTGTTCAGGAATCAATAATGGTTCACCGCCAGCGAAATAAAGTTCTTTAATATACTTTGCTTGAGTTTTCATAGATTCAATAAACGAACCTTTTTGATACCAAGTATAATCAAAGTTATCATCCCACCCTTGATCTTTAATTAAGTCTGTATTCTTATACTGTGGAAACTGTAACTTCCACTCTTTAATCCAGCTTGAACTATCATGTGGGCTACACATAATACATTTAAGTTGACATAAATTTCCTAATCGCAAATCAAAATAAGGAATATTAACTGGAACAGTACCGTCTGGTTTAGTATCTTTAACTATTTGTTTTAAATCTAATCTTTGTGCCCACTCTTTAGTTTCCCATTGACGTTTACTTGTAATACCATTAGCCTCTTCTTTAAAACATTTAACACAACTACTTGGTATTTCTCCTGCTATCATTTGTAATCTTGTTTTACGCATTTGGTAACTGTTAAATACTTCTTCGATAGTATGATCACGTAAATTCATATTAATACCATCTTGTTTAACTAGCCCTACTTCTTTTTGATCTTCTACACCTGCACCACTGGCGTTAGCAGTACAACAAACTCTAACATCACCATTAGGTCTTGTTGCTAAATGTATCCAAGGTAAAGGACAAAATGTTTTACTCATATCTAATATGCCTGCCAATCATTTTTGATCTCTCTAATATATTAGGAATCATATCATCAGTAATATCTATTAACTCTACGTCTTTTAGAATTTTATAATTAGACAACATTAAAGTCCAATCTATCCTATTTTCCCATATTTCTGGCATAATAAGTTTTCCTACTAAAAGGTATCCTATACCTAATTTAGATGATATATTAGAATCTACATTTTTTGCATACCAGTTTATAAAATGATTTAATTTAAAATATGGTTCAGAGTGCGAAGGTCGAAAAAGCATATATCCTTGTGCTTTAATTCTATCTTCTGGTTGTAACTGTCCATCTGTAATAGCTTCAATATCATTATCTGATGCTACTTCTAACCAATGCTTACCCTTATATGTATAATTCATACATAAATCACCAAAGTCTCTATCTGCTTTAAAAAAGAGATAATCAGATTCTTCTAACGGAATAAAAACATTTTCATCAAATTGAAAATACGCATTTAGTCTAGGATTGTCTGTGTGTTGTACTTTAAATTGTTCATACCTATGAATTGCATCATTAATGGAATCCCATAACTCACCATTTATATCTGCTACATCTTGATGTAGTTTATTTAAATCACTATCATTAGCTATATGTTTTACTGTTAAATTATATTTTGCATTTATTTTGTTTATTAAAATATTAATATCCACTATTAAATTGTTTTTATCTTGGTCTGTAACAACAAAACTAGTATCACTAATTAAACTAGACTTTCTTGCTATTGCATCTTTAACCATATTAAACCATTTAATAGCAGGAGTATGACTATAAATTTTATAGAATAAACTTAATGTTTCTTCTCCATTAGAAAATGTAATTTTAAGTCCGTTACTCATGTTCTATCTTCTCCACAAATTGACTATTAAGTTTATCAAAACTACCGCATTGTTTTGAACATTCTTTTAATCCCGTTGTTGTCCAACATCCGCTAATATCCCTAAAAAATCCACTATCAAATATTTCACGTAAACTTCCATCGTGTAAATTAGGAAATCTTTTAATCTTTCCCATATACTCTATACGTCCATCTGCTTCCTTAGGTGCCCATTCTAAATCTAACCAACAACAAGGTGCAACATTTCCAGTAGCACTTATATATAACATACTATCTTCTTTTGCTTTACAAGTAATAGTTGGTAGTGATTGTTTTTCAGCAATTTTTACTTTTGCAGTTATATCTTTACTATGCTTTGTAGGATAAAGAGTATTAATAACATTATAGTCATCATCAATTACATCTAATTTACCATCTCTAAATCTTGCAGAATGTTTCATAGTAAATTCTGTAAATCCTAGCTCTTTGCTTAACTGCTTACAAGCATCAACTTGATGTTCATTATGTTTAAAAACTAACATATCCCAACGAGCATTGCCACCTGCACTAATAAACTCTTTTGCATTAGCAATAATTTTATCCCAGTTTGTGTTAATTCTATATAAAGAATGTGTATCCTTTAATCCATCAATGCCAAATATAACTGTTACGTTTATTTTTGCGAGAGCTTGCCACCATTCTATACTTCTACCACTACCATTAGTATGCATTTGCAATCCCATGTGTGGGTTATGTTCATACAAATAGTTAAAAATTTCTAAAGTATCTTCGGCTATCATTGGATCACCTAAGTTACCACACATACTAAAATGATTTAATTGTTTAATAAAGTCAACATCAAACCACTTCATAAAATTTGTTAATGTAATCTCTTCTAAATCTACACCGTCTCTTAACGGACCGCCTTGAATTCTTCTAGGACACATTGGGCAACGGGCTTGACACTTGCTTGTTACTTCAAAGTGTATTGATTTAATTTCATCTATGTTATACATTTAAATTCTCAGCTATTCTTTCTGCAACAAGACGTATAGTTTGACTACCAGGATGAATATCATCTCTTGCTTTATCTGATACCTTTGGAAGAGGACTGCCTAAATCATCACATCGCATAACTTTAGCAGTTTCTTGGAAGTAACTTGCTTCATAATATTCAGTATCTTTCCATAATTGTTTACTAGTTAAACTAGCAATTAAGGCATGCGTTTCCCCATGTTCTTTAGATTTTGTCCAATGCCCTATATAATTATGCGGAGTTATATTCCAAGGACCATAAAAAGTAACATCTTTACGATCATAATATACTGTACGATCATAACCTGTCCAAAGATGAACTACTGCTTTTGGTGTTGGGTAATTAGCACTTAAAATTATAGAGTTATGTAATGCGTATGTAATAGAACTACCGCCAACTCCCATATTAATTACAGGGCAATTCATTAAAGTAGATAGTTGACTACTAATAGTATCAGCGTCGTCAACTCCAACGCCAAATACTGCACTACATCCAAATATAACTACTGAGTTTGCCCAGTTAATATCTGCAAATTGTTCTGTTCGGTAACTATGCTTATTAAGAGTATACTTAACTGACTTATGTCTATATTCCCAATCTTTAGATTTTGCTTTAAGATTTGTTTGATATAGCTCATTAGAATCTGTGCCAAAGCTAGTAAAATTATTATTGACATCATTGTTTCCAGCAGTTGGAAGGAAACTTCCAGCTCTAATAGACTTTGGTATACTATTAAAAAGTTTTAACATTATTTACGACCTATAATCATATATCTATCATACTTAGGTAACTCTAATGTACCCGAATAAAACTCTTTACTAATATTTGCTTTCCATTTAAAATCTAATAAGCTCTCTGAACAATTAATATGCTCAGGATGAGATGAAAAATTATTACTTTGTGCAACTACCCATGTATCGTTTGGAACTTTGTTTAACCAAGTATTATACTGTTCTTGTGAAATATGTTCACAACTTGTATTAATAACAATTTGCGGTTCTTCTGTATATTCATAATTACACATATCTTCTGTAACTGCATCAAATTTTCCATCTATTTCATACTTTTTATTCATACTTAATGCTATGTCCTTACACGTAGGGTCAATATCAACAGATCTAATATGTCGTACACCAAGTTCGCTATTAAAAAGCATTGTAGCCAAAATTCCGTGCCAGCCTCCAAAGATAATTATTCTACTAGCTTCAGCATGAGTAACTTTAGGAAGTTCTTCACATAACCACTTCTTACTCTCAAGCTGACCATGCCAGAAACTTTCTAACAATCGTTTATAATCGTTTGCATCTCTAATTGCATCTACCCAATAAGCTATATCATCAATATTAATTTTCATAAACTAGCTCTTTTGGTATTTTACTATCTGCACTACTTACACAAGTTGGTGTAATACAAACTTTACGTTCTTTAAATAAAGTAAACCCTGTTTCAATAGTACC